GAGATACCTTTTAAATATAATATACAATGTGCAAGTTCCCCACAAGTTGTCAGACAATAATATAAATCGAACGTATGAACTATAAGAGCGTTTATAAATTAAAACATATATCGTTAACAATTTATTTACAATTATGACATAATGTGTTAACAGTGCTATAGTAATATAACCATAGAGGAAAGAAAAGTAAAGACAGTTAGGAAAGACTAGCAGAAATGAGGAATTATGAGAGTTAATAGTTATAACAAGTTTTTCACAGAAGTAGCGAAGATTATGAATACAGATGTAAAATCTGTAAAGCCAATTGAAGGACGATACAAGGTTGAATTAACAAATCACGTATGCTTAAATGTGTATAGAGGTGTTAGTGGTAGCCTTTTTATCCATGACCATAGAGGAATAGCACATATTACAAGTTGTTATGACTTTGATGATTTTAAAACGATGAAAGACTTATATGAAAGACTTATAACAGACTATAGTGAATCTACCAACGCGGAAACAGTCACACAACCTAGCGAAGAATCTATAAAAGATACTATTATAGCAGATGATAATATCGCTTATCAGACTGCTAAAGTAACAAAAACTAAACACTCGGTAATTGATGTTATGCAATGTTTGATGTGTTCGGCTGATAGAGAAGGAAATCGGTGTGGCGGTAAACAATGGTGCAAGCAAACATGGAAACGATATGACGCAATCGTCAATCCTGAATGGCATCATGTTAGCATTGCGACAATTGCCAACATTGATAATGATATGTTAGATGAAAAAAGACGCAATTATATGTATTTATACAATTTGATAAAAGATTTTAGAAAGTATGCTTTTGAAATAATTCGCAAAGACGTGTATTTTGAAACCACAAGCAATGTGTTTAGAAATATTCAGCAATTGTATTTTAATAATGTAATTTCTTTTACAACTTATGACTACGCTGCAAAGCATATTCAAGCGGTAGGGGTTGAAAAAGGGTGGTTCGATTCAAAATCAGAAGAAACGTTCGGTTATAAAGAATCACGTAGATATAAAGTAACATTAAGATAATATTACAGCTGTTCTAACGGCTATACGGGAAGAAAGAAGGAATTATGAATTTATATGGAATCGAAAACAGGAACACAATTGGTAAAGCAATTATGGTAGCAGATAGCAGAACAACAGGCGATTGGTTATATAATCACAATCTTAAATATGTAACGTGGGCAGAGGTAATCGGATATATGAATGTTAATTTGACAACTATTCACCCATATAATGGCAGATATGGAAAAGGTTTTGTAAGAGTAGTCCCGAGTTATTATAAAGGCAAGCCTTCTACAAAGTTTATGACAATTCAATATTGGATTGAAAAGTGAGGTGTTAACATGGATAATTTAACAGCAAAAAAGAAATCACAACTTTTCAGTGATTGTCTTAAAGCACAAGATTATGTTGGTTGGGGGCATCTTGACGTTAAAAAGATGTATGCCTACTTAGCAAAACAGGCAGTAAATGCAGAAACATCGAACGATATCAAATCTCTTGAAATTGCAAAGATAACTCTTGATTTTCTTGTAAGAGGTGTTAACATTATATGAGGACAATGAGGCATACATACTGGGTTGAAGTAGCCTTTTCTGAATACAGATAGCGACGATATCAACGTAGAATATGTAGAATGTATTGGATATAATGCACGATAAGCAAGTGATTCTGCTATTGACTATGTATCAAAACTACCATTTGTAAATCACGTTACAGTAATATCAGTAGAAAGAAAATAACAAAAGAGAGGGGCTTGCACCCTCTCTTTCTTAATTTAAAGCAATATTAAATTCTACCCCATACAACTGAATCTCATCAACACTTGTAAAAGTAGCATATCCACTACCGCTTATATCAACCAACCGGAGATAAATTGCACCACTATCTAACTGTGTAGCATCATAAGGGTTGATAGTAAGCACCGCCATGCATTGATGATATCCTGTAGAATCATGAATAATCGCATTGCAATTGCAAATACTTTGCTCATTTACAAACGAAAGATTATGACTCATAACTTTGACGGCGGCACTTGTGAAATTCTTTGCTGGCTTGAAAGCCAGATCAAGGAAACTCGCCACATGCCTAAAGCTGCAATGTGCGTTGGTATTAGTCAACACAACATTCATCTTATAATCATTCAGTGTGCAATCAGTACCATCAAGTGCAAATTCGCCAACTCGATTCCATGACGCATAGCCGCCCATTGCCTTATAAATCATATCTGCAATTGAAGCTTGCCCGCTTGCGTTAGGATGAATGGTATCCGATGCTAGTACACCAACCCAACGTAAAGCACTATCAGCGCCACTCAAAAACTTATACTTACCCCAGTAAGTTTCGTATAGCGTTTTAATCTCATTATATGATTTTTGTTTTGCAACTGTAGTAAATCCAATGATAGGTGTCGCAATCCATCCGATGTAAAGTGTTGCGTTTGGTAACTGGGTCATTAAATCAATTGTATCGTTAATTCCCGAATTGATAAGGGAAGCAGCAACAAATTGATCATTCCAACCGCCTGCAACAACAACATACTTAACTTGTTTCTTTTGCTTATCTGTTAGACCTGCTATTGCTTGCGATAGCAGAGCAGAAAAGTGAGTATTCGCGCCAAAACCGCTACCGCCCAAACTTTTATTAACATAAAACTTAGCATCTGAAAAATACTTCTCATGCAAAATATCACACCACGGCTTAACCATGCCGTCTGGGGTATACCCTTCCCCGTATGAGTCACCAATTGTAATCAAGCCATACTCTGTTAACCACGTGTCGATAATATCAGACAACTCACCACTTGCCTTTAAGTTATCCATATAATCATCAATAGCCTTGATATAGTCCAAATTATCAATATAGTTTTGAACGTCACTTTGCCATTTATTCCATTGCGTATAGTAATCATCCCACTTTGTATTTAAATCTTTAGTCGTTTCAAGAATCCAATCGAGATTTAAATTGTGAAAATCCGTATACGGAAAATTAGAAAATGCCATTGTCTACCCCCTACTTGAATTGATCTGAAGGAATCACGTTATACTCTTTACCGTCATCACCCTTAACAAGAATAGGTTCAAAAGCCGTATCAAAATAATGGGTATCTGGTATTTGCCCAAATTTCTCTATTATAGCTCGAAAAGAAGCGGCTTTAGTAGTATCAACAATCGCATATGCAAGTTGACATGGTGATTTTGAGTTAACGGGTGGAAAAGTTCTTTTTCCTAGAAGGGTCGAACTTAGATTATTTATGGGGTAACAATTATTCGCTGATAAAAGGGTAATCTGTTCAAAACTATAGCCGTCAGGTAATGTTACATAACCATTTTGATGCGGCTCATTAGCAGCAAATGTAACTTCAATAGCATTTCCATGAACCGTTAGCGTCATAGTCTACCTCCTTTTTCCCAACCAAATCCATCAATCACACCAATAGAAATTGTCTCAAGCTCTTTTCCGCAATGCATGAAGAAACCATGCCCTATGTCAAGCCCTATGTGCCTTCCTTTACCGCCAAAAGTTGTATACAGTAAATCTCCGTCTTTGGTCTTGTCAGGAGTCGTTACATTAGTGCAACTATTTATATAGGCAGTCGAGTACATGAACTGCCCGGTCACAAGGTTAATAAAACCGCTGCAATCAATCAATATTTTTCCCATACAGTAAGCCTTAATCTGTGCTTTTTGCTGTGCGTTGTACTTTTTAAAATAATTTGGTTCAGCCGCCCACAAAGACTCAAAAACATCAGGTGTACACTTTTGCCCCTTCGCTCCGTAAAGGTAAGCGTACTTGTCACGGTTTTTGTAAAGCTCTCTAGCCTTAGCAATATAAGCAACATTTTTGTCTGGAATATCATAAATCATAGTTTTAATTCTCCTTTTCTTTTACGATTGTTAACAACTCTGTAATAACTTTTGTGTTATTGTTTAGCGCATCAACCCACTTTGAACTCTCTTGGTCATGTTTTTCGTACCATGTTTTTCTTTCCTCACGTTGCCGCACATCAAGTGCATTCACGTACCACATTACCGCGCTAAGGCATACACACGGTACACCAACCATTTGCGCAATTTGCGCAATTGCGTTCATAATTTCCATATCACCACACTCCTATCAATAATCTATTTGCATACAGCTCACAAACTTTATCAAGGAAGTTGTAAGCTGTAGTCAGATCAATTTCCGCTTGCATCATTTGTTGCGAAGTAGTAACGCCGATGTTTCCGTGTATTCTTCCCTCATGTGTTCCGCTTGTTGTTGATTTATCCAAACCATTTGTAACACTTCCATGTGAGGAATCAGCACCAAACGTTTGGGAATCGCTTCCGCTATCAGTTGTGTTATCTGTGTTAGCCAACTCGGGAGTTAAAGAATTGAAAGCCGCCACCTTATGAGTACTGTCAGAAACTTTTCCAAAAGTTGTTGTTACACTGCCTTTGTTAAACGTTTCTTCGGTATCAACTTTTCCTTTTTGAAAAGTACCGTTTCCATTATCAGCCCAACTTTCCATCCTATCATAATTTTCTATAGGATTATACTCAAGCTGTGTTACTTCCCACAAATGATCAATAGACCATTGTAACGACTTTGCTACACTTGTAACATGCCGTCTTAAATATTTGGGGTCTTGATAAACGGGAGTCAGATCACCATATGAAAGTAAAAAGTGTTCAATAAGTTGATCTTTTGAAACACCTTTAACATAGATATCCGTAAAGATACTATTATCATAGTCATACAGAGTCGCTATTGGAATTATAGTTCTCATTACTTTCACCCCCTCTATTGTTAGGATACCGCAAACGCGCGCGAATGTCAAGGTTATAATGTGCGTTTACTTTTTCCAAACACTCGTTAATAGTTTCCACCCACAACTCACACTTAGACATGATAGCATTTTTGCTTTCTTCTACCTCATCGGTTATCATACGCTCTTTTTTATCAGGAGCTGTATAAATACCAATCTCCATATCAAACGCATGTTTGAGATTTTCAACGCTTTCTAATGCTGACTTGACTACATTATAACATTTTTCGATATCGTTGTTAAAGAACTCATATAACGGTTTACCAGTTTCCTTGTCATAAAGAGCTTGATTGATTACAACTGCTAGTTGTCCCGACATGATATCATCAAAAGCAACTTTAAAAGTTTCCGCTGTGCTTTTGTTTTTGGCTGTAAAAATAAAGCCAAACTTGGCAAGTGCACTAGCAACGTCATGGTTAGATAATGTCATAGCAACACGCTGCGCGTATGAATTTATCAAATCGCCAATGCCGCACCAATCAGGTGCTAACTTTACAATTTCGCAATCTTCGCCTATAACCAAATCTCCGTTAAAAGTTGCATCAAAAGCGGGGTTGGCAACTACATAGTTAGTTGGTTGATACTGCACATCAAAGCCATAAGGTGATCCGTGTTGAGGTATGATTCCAAATTTGGCTGTATTCATAACACAAAAGTTACCTTTTAAAAACAAAAGAGGATAGATATAGTTTTTCGCCCAGTTTTTAGGCATACCGTCAAAAAGTATAAGACTTTCTGCACGTTGCAAAAAGTAGCGAAAGTATGTTGCATAGTCCCATGTATTGTTAATATGGATCATGTTTGGATTTTGCCTTGATTCATATTCGTTAATAATAGGACTTGATACACCTTCCCCAACATAATAGCCACTATATACAAAAGGTTTCATTCTATAAACATACCCCCATTCAAAAAGTTAATGATAATTGCATTTCCGTTTGCAGTTGCATTACATGTAATATTCGCGTTTCTACACTTAATAAAACCAGATAATTCGCTTAATGTTTTAACTTTACAACATGGGTACCCTTGATATAGTAAATTTGTTTCAACTTGTGTGTAAAATTCTCCTATCAAATACACCAAATTGTTTACATAAATCGAACCACTACCACCACTACTTGATACACGCGGTACAGCCGTCTCTAGTCCAGACATTATACCACTGGTAATGACAGCAGTGGCATTTAAAAAATTGCTTGCCGCCCCAACTGGGTTCACTTCCATTGCAGATTCTACACTTTTCCCCACGCTATCTGCAAAAGACATTGCACTAGCTAGCTGTACTTGTGATGTACCTATAACATTTGTTTGTCTTGCAGAGAAACCAACTGGAATTCCACAATTGCCATTTAAAGATGTTACAAGTGTTGACCCGCTTAAAATTGAAATATCACAGCCACCATTGATATCAATAGTATAATTTATCAGTAGCGTATCTGCTAACAAATTTGGATTAAGCGGAATTGTTCCATAGAACGGCACTTGTAAAGTATAGTGTGCAAAGGGAGCGTATTTCAGATAAGGAAATTCTGTATCACCAGATTTATCTGGTTTTGGGATTGTAACACTTACCGACTTGCTAAAAGTATCTTTTGTAGATACTTGCAACCCCGGTATTCCCGTGTCGACATATCCCAACGTTACATTAACTGGTGTACCACCGAAAGATTGGAAAGGAAGCCACATAGCAGAAAGTAAGTAGTCTTGCGGTCTTGCTACCTCTTTAGCAACTCCCTCAGGATTTTGTAAAAAGTCGTTTAGTCCCGTTGTATACTCAGCTGTGTATAAGTATGAACACAAACGATTAAAATTAGCAACTGTTAGAATTGTAAAACCATTTCCAGATTTCCCCGCTGTACAAATTACAACACAGCCGCTTGAGTCAACCGCTAAAGTTGAGCTTGCCACTTTAACAGTCGGTTTACAAAGAGTCGGTAACATTGTATCAATGATAAATGGATTTCTGATAGTAAGTGATCCCCTTTCCACATAGGCAGTATTAGAAAGAATTTCATCTTTGTAGCTTGCCAAATAATCACAAGAGCATGAAATTTCATAAGTTGATTCTACATATGTAACATCATTGATAAAATAATATCTTCCAAACGTTTCACAGTATGCAACATTCCAATCAAACGGCGATACAGCCTGCAAAATAAAAGTAGGTTTTTCTACACTTGTTCCACTTTTAAGCACACACGTGACAGTTTCTGACAGAGTTGGAATTTTTGTGCTATTTATTCTTTTGTCTGATTTTCCAAATTTAACTTCAAATGCCATTTGTGTACCACCTTTCAAGAAAAGGGGCATAGTGCCCCTTATGTTTAATCAAGCAAAATCAAAATTGCGTTTTCTGTGAAATCAACTGGAGTTTTGAAAGTGTAATGATTCCAGCCGTTTCTGTATCCGTAACGCGCATTGAACGGCTCGGTCGCGCTCCATTGATCAATAGGAACGATTCCCATTGTATCAATATCCATCATGATTCCTAGAACGTTGTCAACCGTTTGATTTGCAAGTGTAAACTTTGTCACGCCATCTGGTTTTACGCCCTCGGCACTTCCCTTGATTTGCATTGGATTAGAAGGGTCTGTCCAGAAAGTGACTTTTTCATAATCGCCAAGCTCTGCCTTTTCTGGATGGAAGAATTCTGAACCATTAGCTTCAAAATAATTTCCAAATTTTGAAATCAGATAAAATCTAAGGTCTGAAGCATCTGTGTGACGGTTTACAACTTTACCAGTGAAATCGCCATGAAAACGAGTGCTGCGAATTGCAAGGTTCTCTTTAAGAGTTTTCATTTCCGCCGACAACCAAATCATGAACGGTCTAAAATCAGCGGGGTTCATGATTGTCTTTGCCGTCATCGCCAGTCCCGTTTCAGAATTATATTTTGTTAACGCATGAAAAACTTGCTCTTTTTTGCACATATTGCCACTTGTTGGGGTGGCTTTGCCAGCATCCGCAAGGATAATTGCAAGGTTTGCAAGCTGTGCACGAGATCGATTCTCAAGGTCAATTTCATAAATATTGGAGAATTCAGTCATAAGCATGGAAAAATAAGATGCCACTCCTGATTCTGAATTAAATGCTGCATTGATCTGATTTTTATAAATTGTGTATTTTCTTGCAAAAGTTTGACCACCGCTTGCAATTGTAAGAAGCACATCATACTTAATTGGTTTAGTACCCGCTTTCCAATCTTGACTTGTTTCTGGTTTATTAAGTTCAACGTTGATATTCCATTCGTCATTATCAACGTTTGAATCGTTTACAATTGGTGTAAACTTTCTAATGTAGTTACCAAAGCGTTGTTCATCCCAAACCATACCAGAAAGCTTACGTGAATAAGGACGGATTGAATAAATTGATTTTGCAAGTACAGTAGGAATGATTTGATAGAGGTTATCATCTTCTCTATCGAACCCCATTTTAAATGTGTTTTGCATTTGACCAAAAGTCAAATTTTGCGCTGAAGTTCTACCAGTATATTGATTATACATTTCAGTAAGTAACGGCGCAATTTGCGTATATGTTAGAGTTGCCATTATTTACATGCCTCCTTTAAAAGAATCTACTAATATCCGTGTCAGAATGTGATCCGCCAAAGTTTTGTTTGCCGTTTGCAAGCTGCTGTGCTTTTACAAGAGCTGCTGCAAACTTATCATAATCAAAACTTTCTGACTTCTGATCTGACTTCTGATCTGTCTTCTGATCTGACTTCTGATCTGTCTTCTGATCTGACTTCTGATCTGTCTTCTGATCTGACTTCTGATCTGTAACATCAAGCTTGTCAATTTCTTCCTTAGTGTAGCCTGCATTTACAAGCTTTAAAATTTCATCAATTTTCATAATTTAACCTTCTTTCTTTATTTGTTGACAGCTGCAAACAGAATCGAACTGTTACCTTGTGATTCAAAGTCACACGCGCTACCATCTACGCTATACAGCAATAAAAGGCAGTTTGTTCGTTGTCCCCAACATGCACACACTGGCTAGTGTTTAGATAGTGCAACTGCCTTTATTTATTATATACCATTTATATTATTGTTTGTCAATTACAACTTTACAAAATATCATACCATGATACGCAATCAAAAGATGCTAAAAAATCACACTGTGTTTCATAGTCTGAAAATGTTATGCCACCACTTATAAACATTGGTTTTAGATACTTTTTACTACTTGTTTGCCACCTCTCTAGCGAAGACGGCGAAGCATCAAAAACATCATCACAATGTGCACGCATAGGTTTGGTCACGTAAAATTTAAAATCTGACTTATGTAGCCAAATTGAAAACAGAGGTGTTTTCATGTCATGCGTATACTCTTTTAAGTTTTGGTGACGTATTCTGTCATCTTCCAAATCCATAAATTCGTTATCCAGCTCCATTTTAGCTCTACCTTTAGGTAGATTTCTATAAAAAGCGTTTTGTCTCTTTTTCTCTGATACAGGAGAGTTAAACGGAAGTATAAGTGTTGTCTCACACCTGTCTACTTGCGTAATCTCTGTTCTTTCTTTCACCGCTTTGTAACAGTCGGGAATAAGCCGATATCCGATTAAAATGTTAGACATAATGGCATTGGAATTCCCAAAAAACCACGTTCTAATTTTTTCCGTTTCTGACTCTGGGCGGTTTCTGAAAAGCACTTCCATAATATTTTTGTATGCTTGAAATTCATTTTTTATAGGTCTCTCACCTTTTTGCGGTATGAACTCATCAAAAATTACATCATAAAACCTTGTAAAGTCTATACCAGTTTTGTTTTGAAAAGTAGACAATGAAACACCAACTATAAAAGGTTTATCGTTTTGCAAGTCCTCATCTGTCAAATATGCCTTGCCATATCCTTTTTTATCATTGTATTTCAATCTGATATCTTTTCCAAACCAATCTGGTTTTACAAAGTCGCCAATTGTAGAAAAACTATTTTCAAGTGCAACGTTTGTTCTACGAACGTATAAAATAGGATAGTTTCCATCATTCCAGATATCACATATTAGGTGCGATTTTCCTATACCTCTGCCGCCTATTATATCAATGTAACGTTGTCCAACATCGCAAATATATTTATAATCCAAATAACCGTTTTCTTTATATAAACTCATATTATCACCCCTATAATTTAAAAGGGGGAGCTTGTGAGACTCCCCCTTGAACAACTTGTATTTCTTCCCTCTACCACCCAACCATTATTTATACAAGTTCAAAATTCATGTAGGTACGACCTGCTTTACTCTGCGACCGTGTCAGCTTGAACTGTAAATTGTAGCTTTCCATAAAATCATAGGCAGCTTCTGCTGTCTTAATCACAGTTGGACTTGACGTTGCAATTGTTACGACTTCGCCTGTCTCAATGTTGGTATGATAAAAAAGTGCCACTTCCTTATTGTCATCGGTACGATAACGCACGTAATCGGTTACGTTTACAATTGTGTCATCTGGCAGATTCTTCATTAACAAATGATTATCATTTGCCATCTTAAATAGTTCTTTCTTGTCAAACTCTCTTGATTGTCTTTCAATTCTCATTTCATTATCCTCTTTTCTTTTATTAGGGTATCTTTCCCCTTACAAGTATATAATAACTTATTTACAAAAGTTTTGCAAATAAAACGTTATTTATTCGGCTATTTCATCAATAATAGTATAATTTTTAATTTGGTCATCTGATAAGCCTATTTCATAATCTCGCGCTATCATACAACTATAACCTGTATACTCAGTTATTGCTTCTTTACCTTGATAATCAACAACTTTTGTTTTTGTGATTGTATCACTATCATTATACCAGATTTGGAAACCACCACTATTCTTTATTTTGAAACCCTCTCTAAAGTTATCAAGGTTTTTAATCACTTCTACCCCCCTTGCTTTTTTAACTCCTGATATGGTACAGCCAAAATAAGTTGTATCTTTTGTTTCTTTGTATGCATTGAAACAATACTTTTTTGCACCTAATGTTTTAAAATCTTTGTATTCAGGTTCATACTTATTTTCTGACTTCACATCGCTTTCACAATCAAAATATCCGATATAATATTTTTTACCGTCAATGTCAACAAAAGTATTAGTTTTTTCGCATAGCTCATATATCCAATTATTTAATTCTGTCAGTTTGTCAAAATTAAAGTTAGTTGCTTTACAACTATCTGTATCACAATAAATATATGAGCTTTCTGCACATGCTAAAATTCTACGTAAATGTTTTCTTGCGTGTGCAGTTGTGTATACCCCCCAAACATAAGGCAATACGCTTTTCTCACTTTGCTCTGCAATAGATTTTTCATCAGGTATCGAAAAGCCGCTTGCATCAACTTTCTCTCTATATGCAATGTCATTTTCATACATTGCATAAGAAAATTCTTGCCATTCGTTTTCTAAATACAACATAATAGGGTGAATCGGATCCGTTGCCGCCATGCCATAAATGCCATTAAGCTTATTTTTTGCTTTCATCAAGTCGTACTCCGCTTCTTCTCTTTCTTTGCTATTTGGGGCGGTGTTCTTTACAGCAATTTTAAGTTTTGTTTTTGCTGTGAAGTACTCCATTATTACGCTACGAACGTCATCTGGTATGTACCCATAACGGGCTGTATATAGTGTATCTTCTATAATTTCAATGCTGTCAAAATCGTAACATTCTTCAATTATGGAGAAATCTATATCTGTCACAGTCGTTTCTAGCTCTGCTGCTTTCCACACTCTGCCATTATCAGGATCAACCCCTTGCAAGTTACGGCATTTACTTATTGATAGATACGGATTGTATTGATCTTCTTTAAGTCTTACGTTTGTAAGCTTTATTTGTGCTATCCATGCAAGATGTTTACTTTTTATATACTTTAAACATTTTGACGTTACGGGCATTTTTTCAAATGCTGTTACTGGAAATTGCATCAGAAGAAGCATAGCCGGATACATGCTCGATGCATCAAAACTATAAACGTCATGATATATTTTTGCACACTTTATCATGTTTGCGTGAGTATCACCGCCACGAAAAGCCTCTTTTAAAAGCTTGTATGTTTTGTCGTTTAATGCAAGCTTTTTCTTTAGCATTCGAGTTGTAGTTCCTTTTCGTATAGCTCTTTTCATGTCACGGCGCACATAAGAGGTGCTTGTCAGCGGCACAGTTGCAATAGTATCTTTATCTTTTGTAAGCATATAACTTAATGATTCCCACAATCCTAAAGTATCATTGATGATATATCCCCACTCAGTAGGATTGATATAGCTTTCATTGTGCCTGATAAGTGAGTAGTCTAAATCACCTTTTGCTTTTATGTGCTGACATCCCGCCATTTTTTTCGTGAAGTTATCAAGTGACATATTTGTGAGCTTATAACTGCACCTCAGCTCAATACCGCGTTTCTTTAATCGCCACACAAGCGGCTTGCGTTTACCAGTTGCAAACACTTCGCTATAGTCGTTTAAATAACCAATCATAAAAGAAAATTCAAAAGGCAGATTGTGAACGTAAATAACAAAATAACGCGCCTCGCTTGTTTTGTAGTAGGCTTGAATTTTATCAAGTAACGTTATAAAATCAGACCAATATCTACCTTCCACTTCTTCTCCGTCAATACAAGCAGACCACACATACATAAATGCGTCAATTGGTTTTGTCACTTCTTCGCCTTGATCATCTTTCTCAATTCGAGTCCGTGAAGTTGTTTCAATGTCAAAAGTCCCAAATTGATCAATATAATACGGACTGTCTTTCTTTTTGCCTAAAGGCTTGTGCAGAGAAAAGCCATGTGACGGCACATAGTCCGTCACTGACTTCACTTCTATATTATCATAACCATTTAATCTATTTGAACATTGAACTATCATAATTTACAACTCCTGCTTTATGTATTTCGGTTTTGGCTTCGCTCGATTGCGTTTATACAGATTGTTTGCAGCTTTGAACTCACGTGCTTTATCTTTCCATGACAGCGAACTGTTCTGTATAAGGGCAACTCTAAATTCTGCTTGATCTTTCACAGACGGGTACAAATCTTCAAAAGTGTTAAAGATTTCATTCAATCCCTCACGTGTGTTTGTATTAAGTGCCTCAGTTAACATTGTAACTATTTGATCACTTGATAGCTGTGCATACTTTTTATCTGATAGATAATGCAACGTGTTAAAAAGTTTATCACGGATATTTTTGGAAAGATTGGAAATGTCAACCCCGTAACGTTCTTTAAACGTTGCTACTCTTTTATTTTCTACTTCGATACTTCCTCTTGCCGTCGATGCTTTTGCTTCAAGATAGTGAAGAAGCTTGTTTTCAAGTGCTCTCAATTCACGAATTGAAAAATCTTTATAAACTGCCTTGCCCGTTGATACATAAGAAGCGTTATAAGAAACGTGCTTATTAAAGTAATCAACCGCGTCTTGATATCTGAAAAGTGCTGTTCTATCTTCTGTGATTCTGCCTTTTGATATTGCAGTTGTTAATGTTTTGGCGCGCTTGTTTGCAACGTTGGCGAGTTTGCCGACACGAGCGATATAGTCGGACTTGCTTGAAGTGGACTCGATAGAATCATAGTGCCAACGGGTAAAATATTTTGCCTGAATTTCTGTTTGTTTCATAACTCGATACCTCTCTTTTCTAACCTTTCTTTAATCAAAACATATTTGTAGTTATGTGGTGTAATTTCTCTAAAAATCTTTGCTATTGCATCCACACTATAAGCATTCTGTCTAAGGACTAAAACAATATAGTCAACTGCTTCAATTCCTTCTTTATATGAGCACTTCATGCTATCCGGTGACAGTTTATACCATGTTGTCGTTTTGATATCAGCCACCGCTTGTAAAATTATTGCGTGTTCCAATATTTCATAAGATGTTAGCTTACTATTTATAATGCCGTCTTTAGGTCTTTTCATTTCTTTATATCTCCTTGAGTTTTTCTGTTATTGTATCATGTAATTGTTAACAAATAAAGTATAAATTATGAACAGAGTGTTAACAAATTATTGTTATATGTGGTGTAGAACAAATGTATCAATAGCGAGTGG